TGGTTTTATACCAACTTGACAAGTGCAAGCGGATTGGTAGTTTACGATGGTTTTGCTCCAGAGGGTGCGGGTGACGAGTATATTGTAATGACTGGTAGGACATCAAGCCAAGATCAAGGCAAAGCAGGTTATACAAATAGTATTAGTATCACAGTTGATATTATTACAAAAAATGCTAACTTTGGTTATAAACGTGCTGAAGCTATAAGCGACTTAGTCTTGACTGCAATAAATTCCGATACCAATATAACATTGGCAAACGGATTCACGGCATCAAGTTTAAGTGTTGAAAGTGTAAGAAACTTAGACGGCTTAAACCCTTTAGATAACGTTTTTAGAGTATTGATAACTTATAACATTATAATAACACAAATTTAAAATTAAATAAAATGCCAGAAACAAAAGTAAGTGCCAGAGATTATATTCTCTTAGCTGACATAGACAACGACGGAACATTCAAGCCTGTTGCTTGTTTAACTACTAACTCATTAACATCGACTAACGACACAATAGATGCAACTTCTAAATGTGGCAACGAGTACACTCCAGCTCCTTCATTTTCTCAATCTTTTGAGTGTGAAGGTTTTGCTATTGATGAAACAGGAACTCCAGCTAAAGATAGCTACCAACAATTATATGCTGCTCACGCTGCTAAGACTTTATTCGCAATTAAGATGGGTAAAGCCGTTCCAACTTCTGGTGACATCACTTATGGTGGTGTAGGTCAAAAAGTATTTATTAGCGATTTCGGTGTAACTGCTGACGATAAAGATGATGTTAAATTTACTGCAACTTTTGTAGTAAGTGTTCCTCCTATTACACAAACTGAAACTGTATAATAAATAAAAAAAACTATGTACGAATTAAAGACTAACAACAACACAATCCACTTAAAGTGGGGAACTTGGGCTATGAAAAGGTTTTGCGAATTAGAGAATAAAAATCTAATGCAGCTAATCGAGGTTTTATCAAGTGGCATTTATGACTTAGATACAATCGTTCATATTGTTCAAGCCGCAGCAGAAAGTGGATGCAAGAGCCTTAAAAAGCCTATTGATTTTGACGAATTTGATGTGTGCGAATGGATAGATCAAGTCGGTGGGTTAACTGCAAAAGATGGACAATTAGTCGAGTTTATGAAATATATGCAAGACTCAATGACTCCAGAACTAAAGCCAGAGAAAGGCACGGATGAAAAAAAAAATTAGGGTTTTATAGTTGGGACTCAATAATTATTCTCGCTATTGAAGTTGGCTTAACGATTAACGAGTTTTGGCAATTGACGTGGCGAGAATTTTTATTGTATAAAAAGGCTTATGATAATAAACAGGTAAGGGAATGGGAACGAACAAGGATGATTAGTTATTTAATTTATAAAGCTAATACAACCGATAAAAGTCCTAAAAGCATTAAGGCTTTTTTCCCTTTACCAAGTGATGAAGTTGAAGATGATAAGCCTAAACTAACACAAGAGCAATTGGCAAGGACATTAAAGTTGTATGGAGTAAATTAATAAAATGGCACAAGAAACGTTAAAACTGACTATAACGGCTGACACACAAGAAGCGTTAGCAAATTTAAATAACTTTATTAATACATCTAAAGGTTTAAAAACCGAGATGCAAAACTTTGGTAATGTTAGCAGACAATCCACTAATGCTTTAACTAACTTATCAAGAGTTGCACAAGATGCTCCCTACGGATTTATAGGTATTGCGAATAACTTAAACCCTTTACTTGAATCGTTTCAAAGATTAAGTCAAGAGGCTGGGGGTTCTGGTGCTGCTTTAAAAGCAATGGCAAAAGGTTTAATGGGTCCAGCTGGTCTTGGATTAGCTTTGGGTGTGGTTTCATCTTTGATTGTCGCATTTGGTCCTAAATTAGCAAATTTTATAAATGGTACAAACGAGGCTACAAAGGCAGAGGATAAATTTGCTCAAAGTTTAAATGATGCAAAAGCCGAAGCAAGTGAAACAGGAATAAGATTACAGGCATATATAAATATTACGCAAAATGCAAGTGTAAGTGACGAAAGGAGGGCAGAGGCATTAAAAGCGGTTAAAAACGAATTAGGCAAAGTAAATAGCGCTTACGCTTCAACGATTACAAATGTTGACCAAGCAAGAGCAGCAGTTGATTTATATACAAAAGCTTTAGTTGCGCAAGCTATTACATCAAGATATATTGATGAAATTGCTAATAAGACTATTGCTTTAGCAGATGCAAATAAAAGGGTTTTAGCAACAGGTAGAGAATACTACAAGACGTTAGAGATGACAACTAAAATGTCTAACGGATACGCTGACGCTTCTATTGTTCAAGCTGGATCAATATCTAAAGCAAAGGACGCTAACATAGAGGCTCGCAATGCTGCACTATCATTAAGAAGTGGAATCATTAATTTAAATACAGAGTTATCTAATACAATAACTTTAGCTTTAGATAACCCATTTTTTAAATTAGACAAAGGCGCAAAAGAATTATCAAAATCTACAAAGCAAGTAGCTGATAATATACAAAAGATAGGCAAAGAAGCAAGACCATTAACTGAAGGAGCGGCTGCACCTATATTAATGCAAAGAGGAGCAGCACCGACAGTAACAAGCCCAACTGGAGCTGCACCTTTAGGTGGAAGGACAAGCGGTTACGATGCTATCCAATTGACAAGTCAAATAATGGAGCAAACAAAAGCCCAAGAATTATTTAACTTTCAGTTACAACAAACTCAAGCTATTACTGGCTTACTTGCACCAGCATTTGATAGTGTGATTCAAGCAATGGTTATGGGTGAAGATATTGGGTTAGCACTACAAGCGGCATTTAAGCAAATTGTTATTCAATTGATTTCAATGGTTGCACAAGCCTTATTATTTAAAACTATTATGGCAGCGATAACTGGAGGAGGAAGTGAGATTGGAGGTGCTTTAGGCGGAGGTATGGGTATGGGTGGAGGTAACTTCTTGGGTGAGTTCTTATTAAAAGGTTCGGATTTGATTTTAGCAACACAAAGAGCAAACAACAACTTAAATATTAGACGAGGCAATTAATGGCATACCAAATAAAATATAGAATAACGGCAGCAACAAAATCGGATGTTACAAGTATTGTAAATATTTATGAAGATGGATATGCTGGGTCAATAATAGAATATCCTTGTATTAGTTTACAAATTCAATACATCCCAAGAAGTGACGATACTTTTGAGCCTATTTATGTAAGTCAATTAAACCTTGCGATTGATGTTACGGATAACGTGGCAAATATGCCTGACTTTACTACATTAAATGACAGAAAGTACTTTGTAAGGGTTTTAAGTGGTGCTAATATAGATTGGCAAGGATGGGTGCTAAGTGATAACGTGCAGTATGTTTTTTCAACTGGTAGAAAGGAATTAGCTTTTAATGCTATTGACGGATTGGGTATGCTTGAACGAATACCTTTTTTTATAAGCAATAATACTACATTGGTTGACATATTTAAGGCAATATTTTATGTAAAGACTGCGTTATTAAAGTTAGAATATCCTTTAGAATATGATATTGTAAGCGGAGTAAGTTTTTACGCTGACGGCATGGATAACAGAACAGATGACCCAAATGCAGACACATTGGGTCAAACGTATATAAATTACGCAACATTTGTTAATGATAATCAAGAAGCAACAAATTGCCTTGATGTATTAACAAAGATTGTTAAGTCTGTCGGCTCAAGATTATTCCAAGCTAAGGGCAACTTTTACATAGTACCTTTAACTCAATTTGCGCAAAGTTCTTATTATGTTACTATTTACAACAGTGATGGTACACTATTTGACGATGCGGTTTATAGTACAACAGGTAACATTCAAGGGTTTACATCAAATACAAGCGGTTTATATTTTGTAGATAATAGTCAATTCAAGCTAATTAGAAAGGGATTTAATAAGATAAGATTTGATAAAGTAATTGAATATCCTAATAACTATATTACTAACTGGGATTTAAAGAACTACACAGTTGTAAGCCCAACAGTAGGTGATGCGTTTTCTTGGAATGAGCAAAGATTTGTTGACGGCAAAATTTATATAAAATCATACCCAGAAAGAAGTTATAACTCTTTTATCATGGAGTACTCAATTGCAAGTCCTTATACTGCAATAGTAAGTCCATTAAATTTGCCTAAAGTAAATTCAAGCGATGTATTGAAGTTAACTATGGATGTTGCTGGATTGGGAGTTCCCGCAAGTGGACCAGATGCTTTATTTATACTTAAGATATTAGTTAATGGCGGCGCTGCTGGTTCGGTATTTTTAGATGATAATGAGCAATGGGTAAATACAACTTTTAACGACCATTATTACTATTTTCCTTTTGACTCAACAAAGCCTAAAGTTAATTTAGATTTGACAATGCCATTGCTACCAATAGGAGGGGATTTAAGTATTGATCTTATAATATGTGACGCATCGGCTCCTTATTGGAAGTCAACTGTTGGCTCTATTGAAGCGAGTAACTTTCAATTATCGGTTGAAACATACTTTAAGCAAGTAACAACAGAAAGTTTTATAACTGATTCAAACGAATATGTATTAGATATTGACCTTCCTTTAGGCTTTAATGATATTAACGATGGGTTCTTTAGTTATAGAGGATTTTTAAGCGATTCGACAAAATTAAACTTAAAGAATTGGTATAGACAAGAATACCCAACAGATGTTTATAGGAGCTTAAGTGAATTAGTAGTTAAGCAATACTCAAACTGCTTAAATAAAAATATTATTAACTTGGATGCATCTTTTATGAGTATGCAAACGAGTACTGGTAGATTTAGCGGTGCAATGAGAATAACCGCAACTGACACAGACCCAGCACAAATAACTGTTGCTAATAAAAAATATATAATAGGAAATTCAACATTGGATTTACCTAACGATGTTATCACGGCTACTTTATTGGATATTAACCCAGATAATATTGAAACAACAATGACAACAGTTTACGATAGCAATAACTTACCAACGGAGGTAACGGGTTTTGCTCACCTTAGATCAAATGGCTATATAACTAAGGAGGCTGCTCTTGCTGCTCCTTTAACAAGTAACATTGTTTACTTAGAACAAGCTGGAGTTCCGTCGGTTGGCGACTTCTTCTACCAAAGCGAGTTTTTAACTGTTGGATTCAATGGTGCGAATATATGGTGGAAGGTTTTAGTTACGGACACTTACGCTCAAGCATATAGAATAAGCGGAGCGGGTGAAATATTAGAAACATTCGGATAATTGATTAAATTTGTAATATGGCAGCAGTAATTGGTAAGAATATAATGCTTTATAAAAAAGAAAGCAACGCAACATTTTATATGAATGGGTCTATTCCTGTAACTACAATTGCGGGTACAAACTATAAACAATTTAGTCCAACTAATAATTTAGAAGCTGCTTCTAACTTTACTAAGACGGCAGACGGAATAGTTTGTGGATTTATAACGGATGTTGCCACAACAACAATACCAGCTGGTACTTGGACTTTTAATGCTTTTGCATCTATAACTGGCGATTTGACTGGCGCACCAAGATTCTCGTATGTTGTTTACAAATATGATGGCACAACATTAACATTAATAGGAGGTTCAAACGCAGTATTCTTTAGTCAATTAGCGGTTAGACAATACACTTTAAACTTTGCGTTCCCAGCTACAACATTAACGGCTAACGAAAGGATTGTAATACAAGTCGTTGCTGGTGAGATTGGCACAAAGACAATGACCTTTTATACACAAGGAATTAATGTTGCTTCGGTTGTAACTACAATCCCTTTGAACATTCCTTTTGCTTGTTCTACAAATGCAACCTTCTCGGTTACAGTAGATCAAAAAGAAGTTACAAGTCAATCGAGTGCTTGGTATCGTGAGTTCAAGAACGATGTCGCTAACTGGAGTTTAACTTGCGACGGATTAATTACTTTAAGTGGGTATGGTTACAATCAAATGCTACAAATACAACAACTAAGGCAATCAATAGCAGTTGACTTTATTATCGACAATGGAGCAAATGGTTTAAGTGTAATAACGGGAAATGTTAATATGACCTCTTTACAAATAAACGCTCCTTATAAAGACGTTGGCACTTATAGTGTAAGTTTACAAGGGACTGGTGCTTATGGGTTGACTGGAACGGCTGCTGCAAGTGGCGGGGTTATTATAAGAGGCGGTTCGGTATCGACTAAAGGATATACTGCGGCTGGTGGCGAAACAACACTTACTTATACTGATTTAATCGGCAAAGCTGCGTTGTATGTGTCAAGAGGCGGTATTGATGTTCAAGATATACTTTCAACAGGAACTCCAGTTGGTGAGCAAGTTAAGTGGGTCGAGTCCTCTGGAGTATTGACTTTTAGCAGAGCGTTAGAAAGTGGCGAATATGTAAGGTTTTTAGCACAATAAAAATAATAAGATGAGCAATCAAATAGTAATAAGTTCGGGTGCAAAAGTTAGAAACTTAAGCGGAGTGTTAACGGGTACGGCTGGCATAGTTAATGCTTTAGGTATTAACGTTGCGAATGGCATCCCACAATTAGATGGAAGCGGTAAGATATTAGTATCTCAATTGCCTAACTCTGTAATGGAGTATAAAGGTACTTGGAACGCTGCGACTAACACTCCAACTTTAGTTAACGGAACAGGAAATCAAGGCGATGTTTATTTATGTAATGTTGCTGGAACTGTAAACTTTGGTGCTGGTCCTATTACTTTTGCGGTTGGAGATCAAGCTATTTATTCGGGTACTATATGGCAAAAGGCTGGAGGTTCAACGGGTACTGTTACAAGTGTTGCGGTTACTGAAACTGGAGATGCTTTGACAATAACTGGTTCACCGATTACGACAAGCGGAACGATTAACATAGGCTTTGCTGGAACGAGTGGACAATATGTAAATGGAGCGGGTGGGTTGACTACATTCCCAAGTTTGGCTGGTTATGTAACTGCGGTTACTGGAACTGCGCCAGTTGTTTCAAGCGGTGGCACAACTCCAGCTATTTCAATGCCAGTTGCTACGGCTTCTGTCGATGGATATTTAGATAATGCAGATTGGACAACTTTTAACAATAAGCAAAACGCAATAACACTAACTACAACTGGCACTTCTGGTGCTTCAACGCTTGTAGGTAGTACTTTAAATATCCCTAATTATTCAACTGATTTAAGTGGATATGTACCATACACAGGTGCAACAACAAACGTAAACTTAGGTACACATAGTTTAAGCGCATACGATTTAATTGTTAATCATACAAGCGGAAGCGGTACGGCTGCATCAATTACTAAGGGCGGTAGTGGCGAGGCTTTAACTGTTGTTAAGTCAAGCGGTAGTGGCAACGCTGCAAGTATTACAGGCGGTGTTACTTTACTTGATGAATTACATTTAACAACTGATTTGGCAGATGCTTACATAGCAAGTGCAGCAACTTGGAACGCAAAGCAAAACGCTATAACTTTAACTACAACAGGGACAAGCGGAGCAGCTACTTTAGTAGGTTCAACTTTAAACATACCTAACTATGCACCCGATTTAAGCGGATATGTAACTTTAAATACAACTCAAACAATTACAGGAACAAAAGTATTACAAAATGGAGCTGTTGTACCATCTTTAGGTAGTGGCAATCAGCTTTCTATTTTTGTTAATACAAGTAATATTCAGTTAGGCTCAGGAACTACAAATAGATTAGGATTTAACAATTCAAATGATATTTATTTTAATAAAGGATTAACGCCAAGCGGAACTGATACAAATGGCGGTGTAATATCTTTTAACAATTCAGCGTCAAGAACATATACTTTGCCTGACGCAACAGGTACTTTTGCTTTTACAAGTGATTTACATAACCCTGTAACAATAGGTACGGCTAATGGATTAAGTTTAAGCACACAGGTTTTAAGTTTGGCTTTAGCAAGTACAAGCGCAACAGGTGCTTTAAGTTCTACTGATTGGAATACTTTTAACGGCAAACAAAACGCTTTAACAAATCCAATTACAGGCACAGGAACAACTAATTATGTACCTAAATTTACTGCAAGTGGAACTATAGGCAATAGCTTAATTTATGATAATGGGACTAATATTGGTATTGGTACTGCAACTCCTACAAATATTAGCGGTTATGGTGGGTTAACAATAAATGGTACAAATGGTGCTTTTGCATATTGGAATATAAACGGAACTGATACAGGTAGAATAATAACTGATAGTGCAAGTATGTATTTTGATAATGTAAGTACAGGTGCTTTAGTATTTAGAACTACAAGTGGTTCTTCGGAGCGTATGCGTATTAGTAATGGTGGTAATGTTGGAATCGGAACGAGTAGTCCAGGTGCAAGATTGCAAATAGGTAATTATACAGAACTTGCAAATACAGACATTCAATTTGCTGCTTCTACTACTGGATATAGTTCAATATTATTTGGGGATGGTACAAGTGGTTCGGATACATATAGAGGGTATATTCAGTATCAACATAATGGAGATTATATGTTATTGGCTACTGCTTCTACCGAACGAATGAGAATCACATCGGGGGGTGAGGTATTAATAGGTACTACATCCGCATTTAGTGTTGGCGTTACGGCTACTCCAAATGGTCAAATTGGAACTACAACTACTGGTCTTGAAAATATGCAATTTTGGAATCAAGCTACAAGTGGGAATAATATTTTTGCAACATTTTATACTGAAGGCGGTGGTGGAGCATTTAGAGGTAGTATTGATTATTTTAGAGCAGGAGGAGTTGTTAGATATAATTCAACTTCTGATGCTAATTTAAAAAATATTATTAGAGAATCTGACAAACAAAAATCTATTGATATTCTTAAATCGACTAAGATTAGAGAATATTCTTGGATAGATGATGAATCTAATAAGATACAAATAGGTGTAATTGCACAAGAATTATACGAAACATATAAAGGTGCAGTTTCAAAAGGTAGCGATGATGAATTATTTGGAACTAAAGATTACAAGACTTGGGGAGTTGACAAAACTGCATTTACTTTTCATTTGATTGCTGGATGGCAAAAGCACGAGCAAATAATAAATGACTTACAAGCACAAATAGAAGAATTAAAAGCTAAAATAAAATAATATGAAATATTGGTACATTAATCAATTAGAGTGCGTTCCTCAAGATGGTGATTTAACAGATTTTGTCGTGGTCGCACATTGGTCAAGATTTGCTAAAGAAACAATTAACGGAGTAGAATACTTTGCTTCGGTTTACGGCGCACAATCATTCTCAAAGGATGACGTTACAAATTTTATCCCTTACGAGGATTTAACCTATGACATTGTTTGCGGTTGGTTGGATGCTTCTTTAGATGTAGAGGCTTTAGACCTTAATTTAGATGCTCAAATAGAAAATCAAGTTAACCCTCCTATTGTAGTACTTCCGCTACCTTTTACAAATCCTTAATTAAATTGAATATTTAACTATATTTGTATATAAAATAAAAACTATGATACAATTAACAACAGAACAAATCAAAGAATTAGAAGCGTATTTAATGGAAATCCCAGCAAAGTTTGCCAACCCAATTTTAGGGTTCTTAGGCAAAATTGCACAAGAGCAAAATCCACCACAAGAAGTAAAAGAAGACTAAATGGTACATAATAGCAATCAATCGGACTTATTAACTATTCTTAGCGGTACAACCGCATTTATTAGTGTTGTAAATGTTCAACCAGTAGTTAGTCTTATAGCGAGTTTGATTGCTATTGTTTCTGGTGTCTTTGCCATTCGATATTACATTAAGGCGGCTAAAAGATTTAAATAATGTACAAGAATATAGTAATAGCGATATTGGTTATTATTGTACTTCTTTTCATAAAGGACAAGTCTGCATACATAGGTAAGCCATCGGTTATCGTAAATACTGACACAGTTTACCAACAGAAAACTTTTACTAAGTTTATCAAAGGGAAATCAATCCCTTTTGTCGTTTTAGACACAATCTACAATATTGACGAGGTTCACGATACAATTACCATCGTTAAGGAGTACAACCAAGTAAAGGTTTATTCCGATACTATGCGCATAGATTCATTGGGATACGCATACATCCAAGATACTATCTCACAAAACAAGATACAAGGAAGGGGTTTTAGTGCCAATTTTAACCTTCCTATTATAACAATTACCAAAGTAATTACTCCAAAGCCTAAGAAAGAGGTTTATTTGGGTGTTTTAGGCGATTTAAGATCATTTGACAATAAAGTAGGCTTAGGACTTGGCTTAGGGTATAAGACGGCTAAAAACGGCTTATTTACAATAAACGCAACTACAAATCATTATTCATTGGGTTATTATATAAAACTATTTTAAAATGGCTTTACCTGTATCGTTTAAAGACTTCGCTAAGAATCCTGTTGTAGCTACTTTATTTATCGTTCTTTGTGGAATATCTGCATTGTATATTGATGTACGTTCTACGTTTAAAGACCAGATCACAAGTCAATCGGTTAAGGTGCAGAAATTAGACGAAAAGGTTGATATTATGCAAGTAGCTTTAAGAAGATGCGATTCATCTTTGGCATCGGCAACGGCAAAGTTAAGCACTCTTGAAAGTTTAGGTAAAATTCAATCAATTAAGTAATGAAATACTTATTATTTATATTTTTAATGGGATGTACGGCATCGGCTCAAAACCAAAGCGAGGAAACAAAAGAAGATATAGAGTTCCAAAAGTTAATGAATAAGGTAACTCAAACGAATGATCTGTCGGTACAAGTACAAGCAAAGGCGAGTAAGAAGGAAGCGGAGTTGGTACAAAAGGCAGTTGAAACTATTAAGGAATTAAAAAGTGAAGTTACAATATTAAAAACGGAATTAAACGATGTCAAAGCAACTTTGGATAGTGTTAGCAATGATTCTGGTGTCAGTTTCAAGCTACTCGCAATACCCAATAATAAAGAAAATTAAACAAGATTCGGTTGTTATTATGACCATAGAGCAAGGCAAAGAGATAAACGCTTTGTATTTAGGTTATAACAAGACAATAGATTCATTAAAAATTAAAACAAGATATTATGATTCAGCAATTAATCAAATTAGTAAAAAGCAAGATACAATCAACCTTTACAGATTTCATATCCAAAATACTAAACCAGCCACAGGAATCGACCAAGAGTTCAAGCAAACGTTCGAGAAAGAAAAAGCAATAAATCGGCTTTGGACTTTAGTATTGTTTATGTCATTAGTACTTATTAAAACGCAATAAAATGAAATGGATAGCAAATTTATTATCGGATGAAAGAGGTTCAATCAGCACTAAAAGGGTAATCGCTTTAATAAGTGCTTTGTTTTTATGTATTACTTTATTGGCTAATTCTTTTAGCCACGTTGAAGTAGCACCAAGCGACAAACTTGTGGACTGTGTTATGGCTATTTGTATAGCTGCAATGGGTACAAGTACTATTGATAAATTCTCAACTAAGAAAGATGCCGAATAACGAAAAACGAGCTTTGATTATTGGCTTTACCTTTTGGATAATATTTTTAACTTATTTTATATATAACGTATGAAACTATCAGCACATTTAGACCTAAGCGAGGTTATTCGTAGCGAATCAGCTAAAAGAAACGGCATTAGTAATATGCCTATTGCTTTACATATTGAGAACTTTAAGCTATTAGCAGAAAAGGTATTTGAGCCAATTAGAACGCACTTTGGATGCCCTATTCATATTTCAAGCGGTTACAGAAGTGCAGAATTGAATAAATGTATTGGCGGTTCTTTAACAAGTCAGCATTGTTCTGGTGAGGCGATAGATATTGATATGGATGGTTCTCCAAGCGGTGTAACTAACAAAATGGTATTTGATTACATAAAGGACAATTTATCATTTGACCAGCTTATATATGAGTTTGGAGATAGCAAAAATCCAGATTGGGTCCACGTTTCTTATGAATCAACTGGCAAACAAAGAAAGCAAGTATTAAAGGCAGTAAGGGTTAATGGTAAAACAACATACCAAAACTACTAAAATGATAAGCAAGAAAGCTATTGAACTAATAATCAAACACGAGGTCGGAGGTCGAGCCGTTTACGAGAAGCGTTATCAAAAGCCTATTTGGGCGGGTGGCGATAGCGGTGTAACTATTGGCTTAGGTTATGATTGCGGTTATGTAACCGAGAAGCAATTCTTTATTGATTGGGACGGCTTAAATTTAAACTTTCTTAATGCGTTAAGAAAAGTTATAGGCATAAAGGGCGAGGCGGTTAAGCCAATGCTTAGAGGGGAAATTCTACAAGTAAGGATTCCGTACAATTTTGCATACGATGTATTCGTTAATAAGTCGCTACCTAAATATTACGCTTTGACTAAAGCAATATATCCAGAACTTGATACGTTAAATGAAGATACAAGAGGTGCGTTGGTTTCTATGATCTATAATAGGGGAAATAAATTAGAAGGAGATAGGAGAAAGGAAATGAGAGCGATAGTTGACCTTGTTGCTAAAGCTGACTACGAAGGCATTGCCGACCAAATAGAGCGAAGCAAAAGACTCTGGGAGAATGTAGGCTTGGATGGGCTGGTAAAAAGGCGAGAAGAAGAAGCAGACTTGATATTAAACTCACTAACCTAAAATAAACCTATGACAACAACAAAAAAAAGAGAAGGCAAAAAAACCACAATGAGTGGGCAAATAGTTTTAGACTATTTAGCCAAATACCCTCAATGGATGCCGTCTAATACTTTAGCTTCTTTGATTATGAAGGAGCAAAGCGCACACTTTGATAATCATGATAACGTTCGCTACTTAATAAGATATTACAGGGGTAAGGCTGGAGATAAAATGGCAAAGGGTAAGAACACACAATACATAGAAGATTTTAAACGCACTTCATCAAACTTTGTGCAACCGCCAACTTGGGTTGAGGAGAAAGTTGTTTACTGTTTGCCAATAGGAATTAAAAAGATGGGTTTTATAAGTGACCTACAAGTTCCCTTTCATGACCCTAAAGCGATTGATGTTTGCTTTAAATACTTAAACGAACAAAAGATTGATTCATTATTTATCAATGGAGATTTGGTTGACTTTTACCAATTAAGCGACTTCCAGAAAGACCCAAGAGTAAGAAAGTTTGACGAGGAGTACGAGGCTATTATTGAGATGCTTGGATTTATAAGAGCGACATTCCCTTTGATACCTATTTACTATAACTTAGATGCAAACCATGAGTTTCGTTATGAAAGGTATATGAGAACCAAAGCACCCGAGTTATTAGGGTTGAATGGTAAGTTTGACATTGAGGAAATATTAATGCTAAATACTTTTAACATTATTCCGATTAAGAATATAGATCACGTTAAGTTCGGCAAGTTACCTATCATTCACGGAGATACAACATTTAGACGTGGAAGCGGAGTAAACCCAGCTAAGACACTTTACGATAGGGTTAAGCAGTCGGCAATAGCTTCTCACGTTCACCAAGTACAATCTTACACAACCAAGAACCAATTTGACGAAGAAGTCTTTACTTGCTGGACGACGGGACACTTGATGCATCCTAACGTGGAATATTGTAAGCACGTCGATAATTACTCACAAGGCTTTGCCATATTAGAGAAGGATGTTGAGGGTTATTACTCGGTTCAAAATAAAAGAATATATAAAAACAAAATTTTCTAATATGAGATACCCTAAAAACTTTGCAAAATTGACAACGATACAACAAGAGCAATGGTTAGTTGCTAAATTAATTGAACTCCACCAGTTAGAACAAGACATCAAGTTAACCTTAGGTAAAATAAGAGGTGGCGAGAAACTTATATTCAAAGAGATTGACAGACCAGATTTAGCTTTATTAAAAGATGAAGATTAAAGTTATATATCGCAAATTAGGTAGAGAACAAGCGCACGGCATTGCTGAAAGCGACGGAGTCGTTTATATAGACTCACGGCTAAAGGGCAAAAAGCAGCTTGAAATCCTGTTGCATGAGTGCTTGCATATACTTAACCCAATGGACGAAGAAGAAGCCATTATAGAGAAAAGCGTAACTTTATGTAAGGTTCTTTGGCAACAAGGATACCGAATGGTAGATAACTCTAACGATACTCCATTGCAAGATGGTTCTAAATAGTTGTTGGTTCATAGTTCCCCAGTCCTAAAAAGCTGGGGTTTTTTATATATATTTGCACTTCATATTGGAGAACTTAGGTTTAACCCCCATTTATTCTTATTTGGGGGTTTTTTATGCCATTTATCCTTATTATTTGCCGTTCATCACATTTATAGAAAATAATTGCTTTGTTTGATAAAGTTATAAGTTTATGCCCTATCTTTGATTTCATAAACCAAAACAACCAATATGAACAAGCTAAAAACTCCACAAGAGAAAGCAAACGAGCGTTACGCTCAAGAAAGCATCAAACCGATTTACGCATTTATAATTGTATGCGTGGCATTTATTATTACCGCAATCCTTCAAAACATTTAATCATGACACCGATTCAACTTTACATTAACACACTGCAAACCCAATTAATTAATATGCCAGATGGCTATGTAAGAGAAACAGTTCAAGCCTGTTTAAACTTAGCACAAGGAATTAAAACAATGTATGAAGACACTAATAACAACGTTGGTGAGCCAACAAATCAAGACTAATCTACAAACCGAAGCCGACTCAAAAGGCATAACCTTAAGTAAGTTGGTTTATAAAATCCTAAAACAATATGAGCAAACTAATCTACCAAGAGAAACAACTGAAGTTGCACAAAAGAGCAACAATGCTACTCGAGTTACTAAAGCAAGCACAAGGAAGGCAAAATCTGTTCGAGGCTGATCTTGCAGAATGGAGGCGAGGCTTAGACACAACAAGAACAATGATTAGCGAAGAAGACTTGTTAATTAAGATAGCACGAATGAATGACATCCAGCGTAGAATACTTAAAAGCTACCATTACTTGATTCTGGACCTTTATACATTAACTGAGGACTTTATGTTACCAATAAACCTTATACATTTTTAAGATGCGAGAAGTACACAAAACATATATGGCAGAACTTGAGATAGAGGTTTTGCGAGAAAAAAACAAAAGACTAAAGCAAGAGATAAATCAATTAAAGGATTTATTAGACAAACATTTAAACATAAAAACAATACGAATGGACAAAGAACAACAGAAAGAATATGCGGTACAAATGGCTGAAAAGATTTGCAATTACTACCAAATTAATTATGGACAATTAATGTCTAAATATAGAGGCGAAGAAGTTACTTTGGCAAGGCAAATGACTATGTACTTTACTAAGGAAAAAACCGAGTTAAACGGCGAGGAAATAGCAAAATTGTTTAATAGGGATAGGACGACAGTCTTGCACTCAATATCAAAGATTAAAGGGCAACTATCAAACAAGTTTGACGACACTATAAAAAAGGATGTTTTCAACTTAAATGTGCTACTTTAATTTGGTTATTAACACTAAAGTACCTAATTTTAAACTCTAAAACCAACCAATATGAGCGAACAACAACTGGCTAAAAAGCCACAACTTTCGTACACGAAAGACCAAGTAGAGTTAGTAAAATCACAGATTGCACCAGAGGCAACAGTTGACGAACTAAAACTCTTTTTGTATCAAGCACAAAGAACAGGACTTGATGCACTTTCAAGACAAATTTATTGCATCCACAGAAACGTAAAAACGCAAAACGGATGGACTAAAAAAATGACCATTCAAACAAGCATTGATGGATTCCGAGTTATTGCAGAACGTAGCGGTAACTATGGTGGACAAAGCGAACCAATCTTAACTTTTAAGCAAAGCGGAGAAGTGGAGTCTTGTAAAATAACAGTATTTAAATTTAGAGGCGATATTCGTTATGAAGCTGCAACATCGGTAGTATATTTTGATGAATATGTGCAAAGGGATAAAGAAGGAAAACCAATGGGACTATGGAATCGTATGCCTATTGTTATGATACAGAAAGTGTGCGAAGCTGTTTGTTTGCGACGTGCATTCCCGCAAGATTTGAGCGGTCTTTACACTGGTGATGAGATGGCACAATCTACTGAAGAAAATACAACCTATATTAAGACGCACGACAACGTAGAGGACTTAGAGTTAGCTATTGATCTATGTATTAATACTACCGAGTTAAGTCAACTTTACGCACTTAATAGCGAACTTGCAACTAAGGATGTAACTAAATTATTCACAAAGAAAAAAGAATCTTTATGACACCATTAAACCGATTATGGGATTTAAGAGAAGCAGTTAAGTTTTGGAATTACAAAGTAGATACAAGCTATCCGCAAAACGCTGCTGAGATGATTCATCAATTAAATTTAGCTAAGTATAAACTTAAACTACATAAACAAAAACACTTCCCAGAGTTATTAGAGCAACCTAAAAGGGATTACATACCTTATGAAATGTTGACTGATAAATTTGAAGTATTTGAAAACTATTCAAACGACTAATTATGCCATATTCAACTTGTTGCGGCGCACATACCAACTTTGAGGAAATAGGAATTTGCCC